GAATTTTCCCGAGTGTGTCTGTGTTGACAATATCAGTTTCGCCAGTTTGCAGAAGCAAAACGAAAGGCGTATCAGCGCCAGTGGACGTGTTTTTTAACGTTAAACCGGAATCTGCCACATGGGTAAGTGTCACGTCGGAATCCGCTCCGGTGGCAATAACAACCCCATCTGTTGGTAGCGTTAAGTTGCCGCCCGAAGATAGCGACATGGTCTCCGCCGCCGCAGCACTTGCGGCTGTCATAAAAGACAACTTACAGCTATTGTTATCTGCCGCGAAGGTATCGGTAGCAATAGCGGCGATGGATGCGGCTAATAAAATGGCGTCTGTGCCGGATGCCTCATTTGGAGCTTGATAGTCTGTCCGACCTAGCACTGAGCCACTTGTGACGGTGGTGTCCGAAGTCTGTAAATTAAGGATGGCTCCGTCAGATGTCTTGGCTGTGATGTCGCCTGAAAACGTGGAGCTTCCTGCCAGCAGCATGAATTTATCGGCGCTCGCTTCGTATGCGACGATGTAAATGCCGCCCGACGTAATATCGCCGGCTCCGAGCGCGGCACCCGCAGGTGTGACGATTGACTTCGCACCAACCGAATCAACATTCAAAGTTGAACCTGCTGCGGTACAGGTGTGGTTGGCCTTGAACATAAAAGAGGCGTCACCGGCAGCGTATGCAGTAACCGTGCGGGCCGCTGCAAGCACATACGCATTCGAGCTTCCGGTTGTGGTCTTGGCTCCCTGGATGTCCTCGTACCAGCGTTTGACTCTAGCGAACGACTCTCTCCATGCGTTGTTTACGCCGCTGGGCGACATGTTTTCCGGCATTCCGTTCGGAGATGCAGAATCGTTATCGTCAGCCGTGACTGAATAGTCTTTAATTTCTGCCATGATGCTTTACCTGATGATGTCCCATATTGACGCGAGTGATGCCCCCCGGTCGAGCCACCTCTGCCATTGGTCTATGGGCCTTACTTGTTCCTGCCCTGGAGCGCCGGAGATAGCTTCCTGAAAACGGCCTAACACTTCCCACGGCCTTTCCTGTTCAAAGGCGTGTCTCGCTTGCGCTTCGTTGATCACCCGTTGCTCTTGGGCCTGTCTTTCAGCCCCGACATTGGATAATTGTGAGGCATCGTAATACCCCAGTTGAGCCGCCGCCGTTGGATCGCCCAGATACATCCGATCTCTTTCTCGCTCGTAAGATCCGCCGTATAAATTCGCCGCCAAACCGCCCAGGCTATCCGCTAGATTTCTTTGGCTCGTCGAAAGCATGTTCTGGAACAACCCGCTCCCATATCGCCCCGAAGAAGCGGCTTGCGCCCCGATTCCCGGCGCTACGGCCTCCTGATAGTTCTGAGTGACTGGTCGAGCTGCCTGTTGATACATCGCATCAAGATATGGATTGCTTTGCTGGCCCGGCAGAAATCCGCCGGAATAGGTTTTAGTCAGCATATTTTGATACGCTGGAGCGACAGGGCTTCCCGCCGTGGCTTGTCGCTCAACCGCCCCTTGAGCTGCTGTCTGAGCTGGATCAAAACCCGCAGTCAACGAACCCGGATAGAACGTTGGACCCCCCTGCCCGTATAAGCCTTCTGCCCGACCATACAGGTTTTCGAGATAAGGCTGTTGTGGTCCCCACGGTGCTGTTGTAACAGTTTGTGTAGCCATTTTAATATCCTATGAATAAATGCTTCGCAGTAACGGATTTTCCCAAAACGGATTCATCCCCATATCATAACTTGCCCTTCTCGGCATTTCCTGCACAAATAACGGCGCGATTTCATGTTCATATGGTTGCCCGAAATACCCAGGAATCAATGGAGCATCCCCCGCGATAGGCGGAATATCCTGCAAGTTCAAATTTAGATCCTGCGGCCCCATCCCTTCTTCGGTTCCGAGTCCGGTTCCTTCTCCGGTTCCGTCGCCTGTTCCTGTTCCTGTCCCAAGTCCGCCGGAGAATAGCCCCGGCAGGAGCATTGCTGCCAATGCCAATTCGTTCGGCATGGGTTCTGAATCTGGTATCTGTGGAGGGGTCTCCGGCAAAGCAACCGTTCCTTGGTCTGGTATTCCTGGCGCTTCTACTGTTGGCCCAGACGTACCGGCCTGTGTGCCTAAAGCAGCGCCGAGAGCTGGCAATACCCAGTCCAGATTCGGCTCTCCTCCTTGGGTCTCTGGGTATCCTGTTCTTCCGACCGCAGTTCCGCCGGGGATATCCACATCGCCCTGTTCTGTTGAGGTGTCTGGAATATCTGTTGTTGGAATATCTGTTGTTGCTTGATCGGGTACGCCGCCCCCTGCGGTTTGCCGATAGAGATCGTGCCACAGGGCCAATTTCCCCGCCATGTCAGAATAATCTTCGGTTGGGGCCGTGTCTGAATCTGGAAGCGGATCTGGGGTCCCGGCTCTTACGTCGGTGTAGTCTGGCACCGAGGCTTCCGCCTCGGGTTCGGATTCAGCTTGTGGCGTCTCGTAGGCTGGCTCGTCGCCAGCGTTTGCCAAATCGGCTGTTGCCTTGGCTATGTTGTAAGCATCTACAAGATCCCCGACAGTGCTTGAGGTGTCCGTATAACTTCCGCCGCCAATCGCTAATGTAAGCGCCGAACGCAAAACGCCTTCCAAGTCACCTTCTGACGCCGCAAGAGCGCCCTGCGTGCCAATTAAGAAAGGATTGCCCGTTACAGTCGCTGCCACTGCAAGCGCAGCGGGGCCATACGTTTGCAGAAAACTTTTTTTATTTTGCTGCTGAAATCCCTGGATTCGGATAGCGTTATCGTAGGTGGCTATTGCCCGCCTTATATTCAGGTTTTCATATCCAGATCCCGCCTCCATCGCACGATACATTTCGGGGTAGTTTTCCCGAATATGGGCTACGATTTCCTCATTGCCGCCGGTTGTGATCCCCTTTTTGAACCAATCCGTCGCCAGCTTGTTTATAAAATTATTACCAAAGAAGTAATTGCCATGCCTTGGGTCTGAGGCTGATTCGCTTACATTTCCATCTGCATCAGTCCATCCGTATTGATCCGCCACAGACCACGGGACGTCATATCGAATTTGCTTTGCGCCGATAGGGTTATAAGGAGCATCACCTGGCGGCCCAAAAGCTCCGGTTTCCTCGTAAGACTCCCTCATTTCGGGGGGCAACGCGCCATAAAGTCCGCCGCCTTCTTGGAAAGCTCTTTGGGCCGAGGTCAAAGCCATTAGCGAACGCCTCCCGATTTCACTTTCGCCCTGACGCCAAGTGCGTGATCAAACCCGCCGGCTATATCTACTCGGAATCTCATGTATCTCGCCGCATCTCTTAAATTGTGCTCTCCCGTGGCTTCGTTCTGGGTCACGCCGGAACTATACGTGTGATCGCTCGTCAAAGTGTTTCTGGTAGCCAGATAGACGGTATTGGTGGCCGTAGATCCCTGCACCAAAGGTCTAACGTTGTCGCAGTACAAAACTGTCCCATCTTCGCTTGCGACCTCCGCAGTCTCTAATCTGGCGGTCAGCGCACTACCGGAGAAATCACCGCTTTTATGCGCCGTATCAAAGCCAAACAAACCCAGCCTTCCGCCACGCCACAAATCGCTGTCCAAAGACGCGGGTAACGCATCAATGCTTGAGTTTACCGAGTCCAGTCCTTCGAGCGTGTAGCCCGGGGAAAGACCCTCAAAGATACATTCAGTATCGAGTACCGCATACGACCATTGAGCTGTTTTCCAGTCGTAAATTAGCAGCTCATCCGGCCCCGATGCACCGTTCGAATACGACCAGACGACATGAGCATTAGCTACATCAATCGCCGCCGTGATCCGATAATACTCATCGACGTTAACGCGCTCCAAGAACCATAAATCTATCTTCTTGTCGCCGATTGGAACCGTATCGCCACCAACGTCATATCTTTGGAATCCGTTTTCAGACAGGTAATAAATAGAATTTCCGTACCTGACGACAGATCGGGGGGCCGGCGTTCCTATCTCGGTCTGAACTTCGTTGAATCGAAATGCTAACGGAGGCCCGACGTATTCCATCGTCCATATCGAGCGTTCTTGAAATATCACCCCAATATCGCCTGATGTGATCGCCTGAATCCTACCGCCATTGCCCACCAGATCCTGAAAGTCAGCTTGTGTGCCGGGAACTGTTCCCCAACTGGTTTCCTGCTCCAATCCTGACCATTGAACTCTATTTGGGAAATTATTCAGATTCCCGATAACAACAAATCCGCGAACAGAGCCTATATGCCTTGCCTTGGGTGGGCTTCCGCCCAATGCCGCAAAGTTGCTCGATCCGTCAAGAGGACCGATTTGAATAACGTCTGCATAATTTGTTCCGATGGCATACTCACCCCATTTCAGGAACTCCCAGTTATCCTGGGTCGCATTGGTGTATGTCGCGCCTGATTTATCCGACCACGTTCCCCCGGCATAGCGATATAATTTGGTCGCATCCCCGGCAAACATGACGACAGTGCTATTTTTATCCTGAACCGCGATAGCGCCCCTTGCCCTCGCGGTCAGCGCATTGGAATCGATTGCCAGCGTAGAGAATGGCCGATACGTCCCTTGATGTGGGATGACATTTTGAGCGTGAGTCGCACCCGGATTCCCAAGTTCGCTCAGATCAGGTAGAAATTCTCCGAATCGAACGTCCATTACGGCGTGGGCGAGTCGGTTTTAATCGCCACCGATCCTTGTGTTGTTCGGCCCTGCCGATAGGTTTCCGATGCACTCCATGAGCCGGATTTGTACTGGCCTAAAGAATTAGCGGCTCGGGCGTCGTCCTGAATGAATGTAAACGCATGAAACAGCGTCGCAGAAAGATAGACATCAGGGTAATTGGTCAAAACCCAGTTAGTCGTCGCCGAGTCTGAGAGTGCCGTGATTTGGGGCCAATACGATAATTCATAGGCATAAGCAGCATCAGGGGCCACATTCAGCTCAATGACGTCGCTTATTGTATAAAAAGACGGCAATCCTTTGCCAGATTTGCGATGCAAGCTCAGCTCGTTAGGAGCCAGATACCGTAAAACGGTGTAATTGTCGCCCGTCAGATTAAAACGATACATCTCTAAATAATCCGATGGCAACGATAACGTCGCAGTCCCAATAGTTAGCGTGCCGGTGGCCCTGGAAATGTTTGACCTGATGCCGCCAATATCGGGGCTATTCGAGGGCGCGGGTTCGCGCTTTAGGAAAGTTTCAGCCAAATCAATGAACTCATCGTAATACGATGTTAAATCGTCCCGTGCAGTCCAGTTGCCGATGGCTGTTTTTAGTTCAGCGTAGGTCGTGATTGCCATTGTTTTTTCCGCTCATTTATACCGGATATAACCAGTTTAGCGTGAACCGAATCGCCCATCAGTTCAAGCCAGCTGCAATTCCCAAGCATGGCCTCATATTCAGCCCACCATTCCGCACTGTAGTCACAATTTCGAGTCTCTGCAAAGTGAGGAATGCCCGCCGTGTAATGAATAATCGACGGACTACCTTCCGGTTCGTCATAACCGACACAGAAATTCCATTGCGGAGGCAGCTCGCCCACGCTTTCGGCCCAGTCAAATGTATTGGGTTGATTGGTTTCGTCGTTGATGTAATCGGCGGTCAACGTCGTGCATTTTTCATTGTTGAACAACATCAGGGAAGGCCATTCAAATCGTTCTTTGCCTTTAACGACATAAACATCATGGTCTCCTTCGGTCAGCCCGGCCAATTTGGTAATGTCGTCCAGAACCAGCATGTCGGCATCCAGAAACAAACTCAATCCTTTATAGCCGCTTAATGCGGGGGTCAGGTAACGTGTAAAAGTGAAATCGGTCAGTCCGACCCGTGTGATCGGGGTAGCCGGTAGAATCAACGGAATCACCGCAACAGGTACTGACGCTCTCCGAACGATGCTCCATTGCAGCACGTTGTAGGCGATGGGTTGTCTTGGATCGACGCCAATGTAAATCCTCATACCGCCACCTCCCATTTCCACTTTGCATCCGGTACCCGAATGAAATCTTCTAGCCGCTTTTGAACGGCCTTTATTGCCCCTTCAGTGCCTAATTCCGGCCTTCTGTAGAACTCCACGCTTTCCCAGTATGGACACGGGCCGGTGACGCCTTCGTGGAAATGAGGCTGATCGTGAATCAAAACCAAGGCCGGTTTGCCCAAAGCGCCGCATAGATGATAGATCGTCGTCGGAACGCACACCACGGCGTCTAAACAGCTCACCAGAGCCGCTGTATCGTCGTAGTCTGCGCTCTGAGTACCCCACGGGTAGTCCAGCACCTTTATGCCTGTTTCGCGCTCAAACAGGCCGATCTCGTCGCTTTTGTCCTTGTATTCGAGAGACACCCAGTCAAAATCCATTTCCAGTAACGGGCGCAAGTCCTTTAGTGTCAGGCTACGGTCTCGCCAACCGGCAGATCCGGTTTTCCCGCCTGTCCATGCGATGCCTATTTTCGGCTTAGATCCGTTGGAATTAAGCAATCCGCGCCATTGCAAAACCTTTTCCCGCATGGGCTTCAAATACGCACCTCTTGGCTTAATCTCGGCCCATTGCATCGCTGTTGCCATTGAAACCTGATAATCGCTTTTCAGCTCCCAATCAAAGTCCTTTTTATACATATCGCCGAACACTTCAGAGAACGGGAAATTTCTCTGAAACAGCTTTTGCAATTTATCAACGCAGTTAATTTGCGCGGGCTTTATAGGCATCGCGCCCATAAATACGATTTGATCCCCAAGTCCCTGATCGCCATAAACCAAAACTCGACCTTCCTGGCCTTCCCATTCCGGCAAGCCGTAATCATGCTTTATCCGATAATCGTGATGCCCCAATTGGAATTGATAGTGATACCAGCCTTCTTTCCATTCCCGTTGATGGAGCTTTGCGAAGGCAAGTGCAGTATGGGCCTGATGGTGATCTTCGATTTCAAGACTCTTTCTGGCCCATTTTTCGGCCTGGTGCCAGTTGAATGCCTGTGAATAGGCGTTTGCCAAAAGACGATAGACCAAGGCCCGATCTCGGTCTCCCTCCCCGCTGGGAATGGCTTTCAGTGCTTGTTTGAGCGTCTTGTGTGCGTTCGGCTTCTGTAGATTGGCTTCTACGGCCCCCAGCATTGTCAGGGTGCGCCAATTGCGGTCTTTTTGAACTGACTGGAGCGCGACAGGATAAGCAAACGGAGCTTTGCTTGCATCCATGAAAAACCGCGTTAAAGCGATCCAGCCATCTACGTCATCCGGCTCGTTATATAGATGCTCGATTAAAAGGTTGCCGGCAAACTCCAGATCGTTATGTTCGAGAGCTGCGTGCGCGTCTTCAACAAGACTAGACACGTCCCGTTCCGGTTCTGAGATAGGCCCAGTCACGATCATTCAGCAGCTTTTTAATCTGCGGCCAATGGCCTCGATTATATATATCGATCCCTAATTCCTTTTTCCACTTGACCATCACGGAGTTCGGAATTGAAGCCACATGCCACCAGTTGTTCTTGATGCCCTGCTTTGAATACTCATTCAAGCCCTTGGCACCCCCGGTATCAAAGTTCCTTACAGCCTGATTGCTATCCAGCAGGGGTTCAACGTCCTGAATTTCAGCAATCGTCGTTTCCCTGGTTATTGGATCGTAATCGTGCCATATCTCAGTCTGAGTCTCGGCATCGTAATCAATCAGTCGCTTCATGCGTGACGCTTCGACCCATTGCCGAATGTGGCATGTTTAGGCATCTGTGAAGTACCGCCTTTTGTGAAATTGCCGGTACCTTTCATGCGTTGACTTTTATTACTCGAAAAGTTTGAGCCGCCTGTCATGCTGCTCTTTTTATTCGAATTAGAGCTGTTCTTTTTACCGTAGCCTTTGGGCATCTTATTTCCCCTGTTCCACGTGAAACATTAAAAAGGAGGGGCGGCGGACCGCCCCCCAAGGTGGTTGTAAGTGCTGTTGCGTAGGAACACTTACGATGTGGTTGTCGTGTAAACCTTGCCGGACGCGGCCTCATTTAATGATGCCAGCGTGTATTCAGCAATCAGCATACGTCTATCCGAATCACCTGTCTTGCTCAGTTCGGTGGTCTGGATTGGACGCAGATAGCACACGGCCCAGTATTCCATATCCAAAGAAAAGATTGTCGCTGCTGGCTGAAATCTGTTAGCCACGATCTGATGCTGCCCAAAATCGGAGACATAGACATCCGCCGCGCCGATAATCGAACCGGGCGACATTGGGCCTGACGGCTGTGCATCTCTATACAGCGTGCCAATACCCGAAAATCCTGATGCCTCTTGCTTATTGAACGAGCCACACATGATGACTCCTGGATTCCCGCCGTTGTCCCAGCATTTTTTAACGACAGACTGAAGGTTGGCTTCAACGAATGTCGCTGCCGTTCCCGCAGTTGGATCGGTGCCTGGAGCGCCGGAAGTCGTCGCTGGCGTCGTAGCGGCTGCACCCTGCTGCACCTGGTTGGTTGAAAGCCACGCGCCCAAACCCGCTAGGTTTCGAGCCGTAGCTGCACCACCAGCCGAAGCTGCCTGGTTGCCGCAAAGTGCCGTTTCCATATCACGCTTCAACTCTCTGCCGCGCTTTGAAATCTGATAGCTCAGCTCGTCAGCGCGACCGGCTGTATCAACAGCCCGAAGGGTTCCCGTTACGCGGGGAACTTTCGTGGAGATTTGAGTGTAATTGCCGAGCCTGGAGGTTGCCGATGCCGTATTGGTTGTCGCATCGTCACCTTCTATCACAGCGTTATTAGCCGCAGCAGCAAGCGAGTCGGTCTGCCACTCGTACAAAGTCATCGTCGCTGTTTCGCGCCGAGCATTGGTCAGAAATGGGGTGTCCATCGGGGTAATGTCGAAAATGATATCCGACAAGTCCTCGCGCTCACCGACAGCGGAGTATGTCTGATATGAGCCAGTTGGTACGGCCATATACTTATCCTCTTAGTCGATGGTGAATTAAAGCAGCGGCGTCGTCTACGGAGCCTGATTTTTTCAAACTGCTCCGCATCCTGCCTTCTGCATCCTTTTTGGCTGCGCCTTTAGACCGCTTGGCTCCCGGTGTGAGAACTTTTTTGCCTAATTTAACAACCTTTTTTGTCGCGGCTTTCCCTGTAGATTGCATGGCATCGTATTTCATCGCCTTGCGAGCTAACACAATAGCGCGATGATCATATGCTTCGTCAATTTCCTGCGGGTTGTAGCCACTTTTAAGGAGATAATCGCGCAGCGATGCTTGCTCGGCTTGCATAACGCTTTCATCCTTCCACTCCGGCACTTTAGCCATCATTGAACGATGCTCTCGCTCTATGGCTTCGGCCATTTGTCCTTTATGTTCTTCTGCTCTTGTTTGTTGATTCCTGTCCCATTCCTGGGCGGAATCTTGTCGCATTTTAGTCAACGCCGACTGGCGTTCCTGAAATTCCTGTCGCCTGACAGCCCATTCGGTCGGGTTGTTGGCACGCAGTTCGTTCCAGTTAATTTGGTTATATTCTTTCTTTAACGCCAGTTCTACTGAATTTAACAGACTAGCCGACTCTACGGCTTCTCTTTCCTGTCTTTGAGCCAACGCCTGTTTCTCGGCTTGAAGCTGGTCTCTTAAATCCTGCGCTTCCTGTGTTAATCGCTCTGCTCTTTGTGCATTTTGATAGCCGTCTTTCCATTCTCCTATGGAAACCTCCTGACGTTCCCCGTCCACGTTCGTGATGGGAAGTTTCAGGGCATATAAATCCGCAGCATCAATGCCAAGATGTCCTGCGAGGTCTGAGAATGTCTCCAGCGAGACTTCTTCAACGGCCTCTGCTGCTTCCGGTAACGCCTCTTCTGGCTCTGCCGGCTCTGCTGATTCTGCTGGTTCTGCTGGCTCAGTTGACTCTGTTGGGGCTTCTGCTACGGGTTCCGGTTCAGCTTGTGGCGCTGGATCTGGAACCGCAGCAACCGGCGGCGCTTCTGGGGGTGGCGCTTCAGGTGCTAATGCAGCCGAAATTCGTTGTTCAATCGTAGCTTGTGCTTCAGCCATTGTGTTCTTCCTCTAGTTGCATCTCTGCCATCTTGCCCGTCTTCATCACGGTCTCGATGTGATTAAAAACAGCGTGAGCCGCTATTAGCATTCGGTATATCGTTTCACGTTCATCGGCTTGCGTCATGGCTGTATTTTGCCACGCTTCATTCAATTCGTCAGTAATGATTTCCTTGGCCTCCTGCCAGAGAGGGCTATCGAGGATGATCCTGGCCTGGTGGCCTCTTTCCCGTTCCTTGATTCTGTTGTGTTCATCCAATTTGGATCACCATTCCGGCTTCATCTCTGGTCACAGGCTGATCGCCAATTTGTATGACAAGCCCCTGTTCGTCCCTCTGAATAACGCGGGGCGATGGTGCTGCAATAATGTCAAGGCGTTCATTGAGTTCTTGGTTTTGGGCTACTAGCTGAGCGATCCATTCCCGCATTTCCGTCAAATCCACAGGCTCAGATTGGTCTTGCATCAGTTTCGTCACGTTATCGACCTGGTTTTTGTACAGGTTAATATCCTGATCCCGCTCAGCTTTAACAGCTTGCAACTCCAATTCAAGTCGTTTCAGCTCGTTTTCTGTTTCCTGCTTGTCCATCTGGATCTCAAGACTCGCCACCTTCTGCTCGGAATCTGTCTCTCGCTGGAGGGAAATGAGCTGCGCTTTCATTGTTTCGATCTCGGCCTTCAGCGCCTGTTCCTGCGCCTTTAGGTTTTGCTCGCGCATCTTCATTTCCATATCGGCTTGCATTTTTTGTGCTTCGATCTGATTCTTTTGGATCTTGCTCTCGGCATCCATCATCAACGCTTTAGCATGAGTCATGGCAAGTTCAGCTTGCACATCGGGCTTCGGCTGCGGCGGAGGGACCGTTCTTGGATCTGTAAAATACGCAGTGGGTTCCAATCCAAACGCATCGACCATATCGGATAATGACTGATAGACCTGATGCGGTTGCACGACGGTTCCCATACCGCCCTGTTGGATCTGCTCATTCTGCTTCTGCATGATGGCCTCCAAAGCGACCATTCTGCGCTCCCTGGATACCGTTCCCACGCCAACCGTGACCGTTGTATTCTGGCGTTCGCGCCATTCCGAGGGATTGATGGAGGCAAACTCACCGGCAATATTAACGATCATCTGTCGATCTTGGTGCGTCATAAGCAATTGGTGGATGATTCTAAAAACATCCCTGAAACCTACCTCGGCAATGATTCGGGCGATCAACTCGATTTTCATCCTTGCCGCATCAAATGCCAGCGCCGCCACGCCTGTATTGACGTTTGCCAGGGAGTTCTTGTTCAGTCCTGCGACCTCATCGCCTACGCCAGTCCGTTGTTTCCTGACGTCATCAAGATACTCAACCATCGCATAGGCTTCAGCCGGCAGATTGTTATGCGGAATGGGCATGATGTACTGACTGCCCGGCCCGTCTCCTTTGTATCGGACAATCCCGCCGGGTCTCGACGTCAATAGATCGTCAAGGTTGACTTTCGTGTCATTGACGGCTGTTCGGGAATTGTTCGCAAGGTATGTGTTATCCAGCATTGATCGAAGCAAGACAGATTTGATTTTCTGGAGATCCATTGTCAAATCAGCCATCGACATGCCATAGAACTTGTGCGGCATCAAAATGGGAGCCACGCAAGCAAACGGCATGAAGTCTACTTCATCTATGCTCAATAACCGTGCCGAGGATGCCGTGTAATGTCCTCCGGCCAGCGTCACTCGTAACAACTCCGCTATGTTGTCTCCATCCCGATCAATCCGAACATAGCACTCGGAAATCCAGTACATTCGCATGGATTCCTCAGAGGCGAAGTCATATGGCTCCTGTTCGTCTGTCTGATTCCGTCGTGACAGTTCTTCGGCGGTTTGTACGTCGTCATCGTAAGGAAGCGTTCTGATCACATCAGGCTCATAGCCCATCTGGATCAGTTCGGAAAATGACTTCTGTGTTCGGTGATAGCAGAAATTGACATCTTCAACGTAAGGGCTTCTGGCGTATCGGGCGATCCCAAATTCCTCTGGCGGCACTGGCTCGATCCTGATCTGACCCCGGAGCTTTGTCGTCTTAAAGACAACATTGAAGCCCTCAAGTGTTTCCTCGAACTCCAGTATTTCCCGCTCGACAGACGGATCGTTTAATAGCTCGCCCAATTGAAGCTCATCAAGCCCTTCATATTCTTCTTTCGATTCTTCGTCGGCATCGTCCCACCAGATTTTTAGGATGCCGGTTTTCGATAGCAGCGCATCCTTGAGCATCGTGTAGGTGTTATAGAAACCGCGATTCTGTTTCCAGAAAACGTAATTGCAGACCTCGGTTTCGGTCTTGGCTTGTTCAATATCGTCTTCATTGACCGGCTCGAACTGAACCATATTATCGACATCGGTGAAAATTCTCGTCAGTGAAGGCAATATCCACTCAACCGTTTCCATGACCTCCCTGGTGACTATCTGGGATCGGCCTTCGGTCTCATCGCCATAGGGTTCGCCGTAGTAGTAGTCGAGGGCTTCAGCACGCTCGTTGCTGATCTCACCGCCAGCGTAACCCGCCGAAGCGTCGATCTGGCTCCGGCAAATAGCCGCTATTTGATCATCAGATACAGGTTGTGATTTCTCTGCCATCGGTGTTCCTTGATTATCTGAACGGTCTCATTAACTTTTCTTTTAAGGCTGACGGGATAAATGGATTTTCTAATTTATCCAGAACCTCAAGAGGCACCCGATAGCTGATTTGGCCCTCCGGCCTATACCCGCCAACAGGAAACGTCCCGCCTATCCCGAGCGTCCCGCCAAGCAACGGCATCCTCGCTTCGCCAAAGAAAGGGGGAATCTGCCCTGAAAATACCCCTTCTAAATTGGTTCCGATGCTTGCATCTAATCCTGTTTCGTCGTTGTAGAACAGATTCAAATCCGCAGGATTTATTTCTAGGCCCAATACTCCACGCCCTGTATCGAAATGAAAGGGATTCGGGTTTTCAAACTTATATCCCGCCATCTTTAATCCTCTTTAACCCAAGGCACCTTCTTGCCGCCAAAATACTCCCGTGCGTGGCCTTCTTTTATCAACACGTCGCACACGCTTCTGTTATCCGCCGTCAGCGGAACGCCCAATATCCGACCAAACTTGCCGCGCTCTTTGTACGTTTCAAGCATGAATTTCTGCTGTATCAGCTCCTTGACACGTTCTTTCGCCGCAAGTCCCAACGCTTTTTCTTCTAAATTGCGCGTCCGGGATTCCGGCGTGTCGATTCCCCTGAACCTAACCCGTTGTTTGCGTATCCAGACATCAAATCCCAAGTCAATATCGCAGTCTAATGTATCGGCGTCAATGATTCTTACCAGGGTGGCTGAATAGACGTATGGATTGGGCGCTTTCTTAGCCATTAGTAGTCTATCTTGAAGGTGCCCTGCAAACCTTCATCCGCAGCACCGTTCACTGACCATATGGGCTGAGGTCGTCCGAACTTCCGTATTTTTATTGTGACTCTGGTAGAGCCAAAATTCGTTTTGATCGAAAAAGACTCGCTCTGGCCCGTTGGCACGTTATCATATTCCTTTTTCCAACCCTGGCTCGAACTCACTTTGATATTCCAGGTGCCATCCGGCGAGGTGATCGTACCACTGACCTTCACCGTGCTGCCCACCGTAGGGTAGCTTTTGGATTCCTCCCACTCACCGCTGCTATCCAGGGTGAAGCTCATCGTGTCGGAACTGCCGTCACGGATCAGGCCATCAGGTAGTTCGTCCTTCCAGGCGATCATTGTGTTTGCTCTTGGCTGAGTGGGCCTAGCCTCATAGTCCTTTTCCCCTCGACCTTGAATCCTTCATAGGCCACTCGATTATCGTCAATCACGTCAAAATAGACATAGATGGGTGTTTTGCTGTCTTTTTGCGCGAGCAAATCCAGCCATATATTCGGGCTAAAAACCGACACATGGACATTTGTTCCGTCCTTGAAGGTTTTAAGCGCAGGGAATGTCGCTATATTCAAAAATGCGAACTTGCTGCTGCGCTCCAGGATTTCATCAATAACCCATCCCAAATCGCTCTCTGGAATATGCTCCAGCACATCGGTACAAATCACCGCATCGTATAGCTTGTCCGGTAGCGACTCATGCTCTGGCAACCCAGGTTCATACAGATCGACGTCAACGCCCCAGTAGTCGGCCAAGGGTTTGTCGATAAGGCCCGTCAGAACAGCGAAATGAGGCCCGTACAGCATTCCCTGTCCGCTACCATAGTCAAGCAAGGTTTCACATCGATTGGTCTTAATTAGGCCATTCAGCAGCCGAATGAATTTTTTTAGGCTGCGGCCATCAAAAAGTTTTCCGCCCTGATGCAGCTCAGTGTAATTGCTCAGGCACCAGGTGTATTCCTCGGATGGGTTTGTTCTGCTTAGTTCCATTTACCCGCCCGCCAAAGCCCAATAGCACTCGACCTGAACGCACGCTTGCGCCCCTGCCCTGAGCAATCCCGCCAGTCCTGCGGCTGTCAAGATCGAGGCGTCGATGACTAATACGGGATTTTGCAGCTCTGTTCCTAGCAGGGATTCGCCAGAATCAATCGTCCTGTAAGCATTTCTGTCCAGTCTCAGGGTCAGGTTGTCAGGCTCATCAATCAAGCCGGTCAACATCGTGATGCCTATTCTCCCGCTGTCATCGACAAGCACCGCGTTGGGAGGATCTATGGCAAAACTATCCTTCCCGCCGCCCCATAAGGCTTTGAACATCGGTATTGACAGATCGAAAGCATATCTGTCAGGCCGGTCGGTGAACGCCACCAAACGAGTCAAATCGGCCTTTTCGACAGAGAATTGATGGTTGGACGTATTGTTTAGTTCGTTGATCGTCCCGGTCCTGGCACTGAGGACGAACAACAACTTGACCTTTTGATTCCCGTGCTCGTCGAGCTGGGCCGCTAATTCGTCAATCGTCTTCGGCGGCTCGGGGGGAACGCTGGCGCTGATACATCCAGACAATAACGCAATCAATATCAACGCCTTAAATAATGGTCCCCTTTTTATCACGGTCTCTCCATACTCTGCATCAGACTATTCCTGCGTTGGAGTATTCCAGGGGTTCCCATCCTGAGACTGTTGGCGTGAACAAACACCCATACCTAAACGCATCGGCGGCATGCGATGACCAATCGTGGACGGGCTTGAGCCTGAATGTCCTGCGCTTGTCGTCGTACTCGGCACGGTATTGCCGGAGCGCATCTATGCCTCGTTTACAATGCAGATCGTCAAACCAGCAATTCGGTAGCTGTCTTCGAACGGCCTCGATGCCATCCTCTATTTTTTGCTGCGGCATGATTTCTGCTTCAATCCCAAGGCTTTCCAGGGCTTCGACTCGGGTTCTGCCAGTGTCGAGGCTTCTCACGCGCACATCGTGGGGAAAGACATGCTTGTCGTATTTCCATTTCCCCGCCCTGGCTTTTTCCTCCAGGACATTCGCATAGTGGGCTAATCCTTCTCCCGTGGCTTCGTAGTAATCGATTAGTCGTATCTCAGGCCCGTTTCTCTGGGCGAACCAGATTGCGGTGCTGTCCCCGATTCCCAGATCCCACCACGTTTCGACCAGCAATCCGGGGTCGTGTTGCACTTTCCCGATCCGTCGCTCTTGCTCTGCTTCCTCCAAAAGCCGCCCGTAATAGGCTCCCTGTACCGCTGCCGTGAAACTACACTCAAACTCCTGGGCGTACTGACTTTCAGACATTACCTTTTGGGCTGCATCCAGCTCGGTGGCAGAGACATACTCAGTCTCACTGGCCTTGTGGATTCGGACATACCAGTCATCATCGTTTTTGGCGGTTTCGTACAGTTCGAAGAATGCGTTATGGCCCATCGGAGTCCCGATAAATATCGCCCTGCCTTCTCTGTCCGCGAGTGCCGGCCTCACGACTTCCGGCCATAGTCGTGCGGACATCTGCGCGTATTCGTCCATCACGACCAGATCGAAGCCCTGACCTCGAAGGGTGTCCGGCGCATCGCCTCCGAATAGCTGTATTCTCGCCCCGTTGGGAAGGTCTGCACGCAGCTCCGCTTCGTTGAACTGGATCCCTGGTATTACCCGGCTGTAATGCTTCAGCATGTCCCAGGCTACAGACTTGGCCTGACGGTAGAGGGGAGCGATGTACGCGAGACGTGGGGCCGTGTGAGGGCAGAGAGCGGCATGTTTGATGAGTTCGTTGATGGCGAATACCGTTTTGCCGAAACGACGATGGCAAATGAGCAATCCGAAACGCTGTTTCCGGTTATGCGCCTCCGCCTGAAGTGGGCGGGGTCGGTATGGGATTTTAATTACCGGCACCTAACAAACCGCCAATAGGCTTATCATTTATTTTTCTAGGGTGACGTATCATTGATTCTCGGGTTAAAAAGTTTTTATTACGGCCTTTATTTGGTACAAACCCATGACGTTTATACCATTTTGTTAACTTGTTTTTATTTGCCCCAAAAGCTGTTGATGGAGTTAACCCGATTGGTACGCCTGCCGCATCTGCTTCTTCTAATATTTTTGTAAGTTCAGCGTCAGCTAACCCCTTCCCGCGCAACTCTAAAGGAGTTTCTATTTTTGATAATTCCCACATGTTGTCACGTTTTCTTAAATCTACTGATGGCTGCGCTATTGCCTCGTCATTGCGTTTCAGGACTTTGGCGCGTTTGGCTAAGTCATCGAATAGCACCATGTTGCGGGTGCCTTCTCCGGCTCCTCGGCTTCCTTGATCGTAGTATTTGATGCCGGGGATGCCGGCTTCGCTTAAGGCGGTCGAGGTGGCTTCGTTGCCTCTAGGATATCCGGCCCGCGAACCTGGCCCGCCGCTCGTTTTAATTCGCTCTGCCGACAAGCCCCTGTAAAAATCAGCGCCCGACAAATCCATATCCAGGCGAGCGGTTACAATCTTATTAAGTGCCGCAGCTTCTTTATTGATGGCCGAAATTTGCTCGTCTGTACCGCCGACAATGATATTAACGTAATCTTTTTCGATTTCATTCAGTCGCGCACGCGCTACAGTTTGTTTCTGCCTCATATTATCAATCGCGACCCGCACTTGCTCACTCTGCTCACTCAACGGCTTATCCCAATCCAGCATCTTGGCTATGTCTTCATCGGGGACATCTATTTCGTAGAAGTGACCGCTGCGCTTAACCTCCCCCTTAGTAACCATGTTAATGGCGTCTTTAACTTGTTCGTTTGATTTTTTCTGCGCTAGATTCTTGCTGTAACTTCTTTGTTTCAACACATTTTGCAAATGCTCTAACGCATTGTCACCATGTTCATCAACTGCTGTTTGCGCTATCCACTTAGCGTCAAACTCAGTTTCA